AGCATTGGACAATTTTAGCGCTGTCTCAGAAGCCACACCCATGGATGAGGCCATCTGCCCAAACGTTGCCTGATAATTCATAAGCCTTTCCGGGTCAAGTCCAAGACTAGGCATTCCGGTTGCTATTAAATTCCCATAAGCATCAGGTTGAAATCCTGTCATTTTACCTGTCAAGGCTTTTGCTCTCTCGCTGAAAGATTTTGCATAAGCTTCAGCAGACTCATAACCTGCCTTTTTCCATTCACCTGCCGCGTTTCCTGCAACTTGTCCCCATGCAGCGTCAAAGTAATTCAATGTTTCTATATAATCCATGGATGATTCTGTAGCTTTCCACAATGCTTTGGCCCCACGAATCAACAAGAAACACTTAGCATAGAACATACCTATTTGAGAAACTAAACCTTTTGTAGCTTTGGTCGCTCTACTTGCGCTACTGGAATATAAGTTTAAACCCCGGTACATCGCCGTCGATGCACTGCTAACTCTTGAACCATTTCCGGCCAGGCTTGCCAGAGCGGTTGTCATTTGTATAAGATTCTGGCTTACTGCTGGTGCATGGGACAATGTTGCCATTAATTGACTCAAAGCTACACCAAGCGCCTGAATATTTGGAATTGCTGTGGTAGCCGACTTACCCCCTAATTTTGTTATAGAAGAAACCAGATTAGCTAAACCAGTAGTATCAAAATTAAGCGCACCTATCCCGTTCATACCACTCACAAAACGTAGCATCTGGTCTTTAATCGGTTTTAAATTCATTGCCGCCTGTGTTGCCTTAGCTCCCCCAAGCCTAGTTATATTACCTACAAAGCTATTTAGTCCTGTAAAATCGAATGTAACGCCTCCCACGGTATTCATATCCATAATAAAAGCCCGCAGAACAGCTGAAAGTTGCGGAAGGTTTTTTACAGACTGTGTAGCATTTATGCTCCCAAGTCGGCTCACGCTGTTTACCAACGTTACCAGTCCATTTGCATCAAAAGTTAGACCTCCAACGCTATTCATTCCAGTAATAAAATCTTTCATACTGGTTTTCAAAAACTCCAAATTTTGTGTTGCTTCTGTGACTGTTGCTCTCCCCAGTTTAGATATGGCATTTGCTATATTCGAAATCCCATCAGAATCCACATGAATATCATTAAGCCCCATCATATTAGCTGTAAACGTAGACATGGCCTGAGCCGTCGCTGCAACTCCCTGGGCATCTACTGTTGCCAGCTTATTCATTCCAGTAGCAACTCTACTAAAATCTGCCGTCTTAGTTCTGTTATTAAAATTCTGAATAGAAGCCGATATCTGATTAATTCCGGACGCAATATTGCTCACATTGGACATTTCCAGGCCCGTAATTGTGGACTGGAGTTTCATCATTTGTGCAATAAATTTATCTAGTTTAGCATCTGCACTTTGTGTACTGGCATCTATCTGGACCTTTAAATCATCAATCACATCTGACATAGTATTCACCTACCTTTTCTGAATATTAAAAAAGGCGGGTGACTGCACATCACTCGCCCTTTGGTTTACAAATTATCAGATTATTTCTCTGCCATTCACTGACAATAGTTAAATGAGCAAATAGGATATGACTCCTACTTGCCCTTATTCTCAGATTCCATTGAATTAAAGAAATTCAAAAATTGTTCTAAAGCTTTCTCTTCTTCCTCTTGCTTTTCTTCTGGAGTCAATGGAGTCACTCTAATTGGTTTTTCTGGGTATTTTCCCTTTCTCCTACGCTTGACGAATGGCATTGCATTACATACCGTGGCATCTAATGCAGCAGCAACATATTGACCCATTAGCCACATTTCGTCACTACGTTCCTGTTGTCTCTGTCCATATGCTTTAATAAACGGCATCATTTTGGAAGGATTGAGATGCCAAAACGTCGCATAGGGCACCCCTACCTTAATCCCCAGCGGAAGATAATGCTCCCAAATTATTTTGTGGAAGTTGACTTCCTCTTTCGGTCTGTCGGAACCTTCGGTAATGTGGACTGTTCTTTCTCCTTTTCTGCTTCCTTTATCGCCTTCTCCATTGCTTCGGACATGTCCTTCAGATACTTGTCCAGTCCGGTCAGTTTGAAAAAACCATCTTCCTCCATACACTTCTTCAGGAACTCATACATTCCAGGAAAAGTTGCACGTTCATCATCTGGATTTTCCTTTACAAACTGTTTAAACAACGCTCTTGCAGCTTTTTCATCTTCTACTGGATTATTTTCCAACAGTCCCGCATAAAGACAGGTAATTGACAATGAAGCCATATCAGAAAACATATCTGCTGTTCCGTCCATCATTGCCGTTGCCATTTCGGACTTATCCTCCTTACCTGTGATTCCACGCTTCATAATGTAGCCACCAGAAACCACTTTAAACACTTTATCCACGCAGTCCTTATATTCTGCCGCTTCAAAGGAAAACTCTACTTTATATTCATTTCCGCCAATTGTTAATAATCTCATTACAAATCCTCCCTATTTTTTCTTATGCCGGGGTATCTACTTTTTCTGTTGGTTCAATCGGTTCAGCCCAGCCAATTTCTCCAGTCGGAGTTACGGATATTGTAGTATCCCAGGCATTGTCCACATCTGTTGCTGACCATCCAAGACTTGACGGGGTACAAGTAAAGAAAAATGCCTCAGTCAACCCTGGATGAAAAAATTCCATCCACATACGCTTGCCGGATGACTTTGCGCTCTCGTATTCAGCACAAATATCCTTCCACATTTCACGGAAACCATCGGACATGCCAAACGTGATTGCAAGTGCACCGCCTGGGTCTTTTAGTCCATCAATGTATCGTTTCCAAACGGTATCGTTCAGGGATGTTACGTCGTAGGTTGCAGTTTCCGGGTTAAAATCCGGTATTGATTTTGGATTTGGCAGGTCGATAAATGCTGTTGGTTTTGTACCTGCGGTTGCCTCGATCGCATACCCAACGTGAATTCCTGCTGTGGAAAGGTCAACAAAATTTTTTGCCATAGCTTTATATCCTCCTTGTAATTTCACATAAAAATAAGAACCTCACCATTTTCTGGTAAGGTTCAAAGCTTATTTGGTTTCTATATGATATCGCCCTCGCAATAGGTTCTTCTAAACCTTGCAATCCAGCGGTATGCTTCTGTGGTACTGGCCCTGTCTATCTCAGTCGGACCATAATTCATTGTAAATCCCATCTGGCGCATAAGCTCCGCAGCATGGAAAACCAGCTGCCGGGCTTTTGTAGTCGATTTGGAATCGTAAATCGTAATCTCAAAGCTGGCCAGTATAGCACACTGTTTGTTTTGAAGAGAAGTGCTGGTTGTGGGTTCACCCAATATTTTCAAATACAAATATGGAAACGCTGGAGGGGTATCATTCCGGGTGGTTCCGCTTCCTTTTAAATGTTTCTTCAATGTTTCATCATTCACCAGTCTGGAGTAGACCAGTGAGGAAATGTCAATCATCCACCAAACACCTCCTTTACAATCGCCGCCACATGCTGACGGATAGCTACCGAAGCGTTATACATAGGCATTGTAGCCTTAACGCCGTAGGAATGATGCCATCCATCTTCGTTAAATGCCCACTTCTGACCAGGGAATGTACCAACACCCATGCCAAACTCTGGTGCTTTCGGATTCCCGACATGGTTATACCGAATTCCGCTTCCGAATTCAACAAGACATAAAGTCGAAATGGTTCCGTAATCATTGGATTTCGTCTGGCCAGAAGCAATCAACATAGCTTTACAGCCTGCCTTTGATGGTTCCATATCTATCCGCAGGGAGATTGTCTTGCCAAGAGGTGATTCTCCAACTTTTGCTTGCGCCACGGTTAATCCGGCTTCTGCCAGTCTTTGGCACAGCAGTTCAGCCTTGCGGTGCAAGTCTTGTTTGTAATCTTGAAGCTGGTCGATAATGCTCTGGATTCCTTTTTTGGATAGTTCGCCACGGATTACTCGCTTCGCCATAAACTAAAATGTTTCCTTTCCCCTTAATCGCTGAACTTTCTCTGTTACTCTCGCAAGCAATTCTTCCGTTTCTTCCAAAGAATTTTCCTCATAACAGTCCATGGCTCGATAATATCCTTTTAATGCATCTGGCAACTGTGGTAGAAACTGGCCATTAATTTCTACATTACAGGCCGCGAACTCCATTCCCATCACCGGGAGTCCACCCGCAGTTGTTCTAAAACGAACTTCTCTCAATCCGTCAATTTCTTTTTCATTCACAAATACACGGGTACAGGCACCTTTGTTTTCAATTCTGATTTTAGGTAATTCATTCATCCTATTCTTCTCGTTGTCATAGGTTTTCTCGAATATATCTGGTTTACATGGGTACAGTTCTCCGTTTACGCCCTGGATAATATAATCTCCCACACTGGCATGGTGGATGCCCTCAAGCGTTTTAATAAACAGTTCTACTGGCGGCGAATCACAATCCAGACTGCCATAGTACATTACACCATCTTCAAAAGCCTTTACCGCCCATTCTGGCACATACCATTTTCCGTCTGTTCCCTTTAAATCCCCGTCATACTGAAATGCTTCAATCTCAACGGGTTTCTTCTTATATTTTGCCATCGTCCCGTTCCTCCGTTTTCCACGTCTCCTTTAAGTGTTTCAAGACATCAATCAACTCGTCAATGGCTTTCTCATTCTTAAATTCCAAAATACAAGGAATCATTCGTAAATCAACTCCGTCTTCTCTTATCGGTCGATAATCCAGTAGAACCGTGGGATATTGTTCTTCTTCTCCTTCTCTTCGCTCCAGAATGGCTGTATAAATATCCTTATTGAATGTTACTTTGCACTGGTCAAAGTTATATGTTTCATGCCGAATCATTTTGCTTTCCCTCCGTCACTTTCCGAATCGCATACAGAACTGAATTTAAAGACTTCCCTATCTTGACAACCTTGTAATCCGGCTTATTGGTCAACTTTCCATCTGCCCCAAATTCCGGCTTCTTATCCACGAATAGCACTGACAATTCATCAATCGGCAGATTCATGTCACAGGTAGCAACCGTCTTGTCATACGCCAAATCAACGCCAAACGGGTCAGTATTCGCTTCTCCTCTGGCTGCTGATACATTCGCCCTGAACTCTACTGGTTCAGAATATCCAACGGTAAAATCGCCAGTTAAAAGCGGTTCTCCGGTCACGGGGTCATAGATGATATTGCCGTCAAGGTCTGTCTCGTAGATGGGAATGTGATTGTCGTAGAGCTGATACCACAGCTTTTGTTTGTTACGTTTCAGTCCTCTCATAAAATCACACTCCATAATTCAACCCTACGCATAAATGTTCATACAAGGACTTATACAGTTCCTTTTTGATATCTTCCTT